GATAACGGGGAGTTTTGGTTGTATGAAGCTATTATTCGAGGGCAGATTCATAGCGGAGATTCCGCACGAGGGGAGAGTATTTTTTACCGATTTGATGGGGGAAATTGGATAGAAGTAACTCCTAGCGGTGGTAATACAGCGGTAACACTTACTTCGGACGGAGATACGCATGTTATACGCTTTGTGAATAACGTGAAAGTACAATCTGTTCAGCTTTTACTGGGTTATTTTGAGACAATAGATAGCGTTTATTTTAGAGTGAGGTTGCCTAATGTCGAAGAATAGAAACCAGAGAACCCCGCTACGTCCACAAAATACTAGCTCATTTAATGCCGAGCAGCAGCGTATTGTAGATGGAATCTATGATGTGTTAGAAGCCAATGATATTAAAGCGAGAAACGCTACTGATTTCGCTAATCGAGCTGGCCAATTAGCTTCTTTAGCGAGGTCTACCGCACAAGCATTAGTTAGACCCGTAGAAGTAAAAGAAGTGGTGGGCGCAATTGAGGTCACAAACATACAGACGGATGTTCTTGTTGAGTGGTCTGATATTCAAGTCATTCTAAGAGATCGAACACGATTTACGGTTGCTGACGGACAATTTGCCTACGAAATTGATTACACAGAGCAAGACCCTGAACCCCGTATTTTTTACTATGATAAAGCCCGCAATACAATCACTAGTAACACTTTGGAGGCATGGCTTGATTCAGATGAGGCTTACGACATCGTAAATTATACCGAGCTTTTTAGCGTTGTTCAAAACACAAATGTAGATAGAATTTCAGATCCTGCCGCACCTTTTGTAAGCGTTTTCCCGAAGCAAATAGCGACTGGTTTATTTGCAGCAAAAGAAGCGAATGTTGATGCTAGTATAGAAGAAATGCTAACCGCTTTTGAAAATTCTATTATAGCTATTGTTGGTAGCCATATTAATCAGGAAACGTCTGCAATAGCTTTAGGTAATCCTTTACGGATTGATTTACCCAAAGCATCAAGGCTTTTACTTGTAAGCGGTAAAGAGCCCTATTTTATAGAGCTTTCTGCCATTGCCAGAGCAGGCGATACTTCAATTTCCATAAAGTCGCAATATATTGAAGCCTATAAAGGCGCTAAAATTGTACACGACCAAGTTAGTCAGCAATCTCAGCTGCAAATTTCGCCTGAAAAAGTTTTAATTCAAGCGCAAAGCGCAGCGGGTAACGCTTCAAGCGCTTTAAGCTTAATTACAACCGCTAATAGTGCAATAAATACACTTACCACAAACTTAAGCACCACTTCAACCAATGCTTCTAACGCGCTAACGCAAATTTCTACAGCCAATAGCGCTATAACTACACTTGAATCGGCTTTAAATGGTATAGACTTATCGGCAATTGCAACACTTAGTACGAGTGTAACCGCTGTTGAGGGAGAGGTTGATACCATACAGGCTACCACGATTATGAGGGCTAGTGTGGGCGCGGGTAACGTAGCGTCTATCACAGTTTCTGCGATTGATGGTACTAACCCAACCACTAATATAAAGATAGCGGGTGCTAATATTGATTTAGCGGGCTTGGTAACAATTTGGAACGCTGATTCTACGGATTCAACTAGAATAGATGGTGGCCGTTTAATAAATAATAGCGTTACAACAAACGAGCTAAACGCAGATGTAGTAAATGCGGTATCGGCTATTGTTGTTGGTAATTCAACATTTATTAGTGATGTAGCTAGTGCTATTGATGGTAGTACATTTAGCGGTATAGCAGTATACAAGGGAGCCACAACTCCAACAGGAGGAACATATGTCATTGGCGATAGATGGCTTAAAGATACGCAGGTAGGCGGTGTAGCAAGGAATTTACCACACGTATGGGATGGTAGCGCATGGATAAGAGAATTTACGGTCATTGTAGATGGCGACTTCCAAACAGGTTCAATTAACGCCAATAAGATTATAGGAGATGATTTATCTAGTCTTAGAGCCACAACAGGCTTTTTAACTGTCAATGATAGAATTATTGTCGGGGTCGATGGATTTATTCGCGGTAATTCTTACGAGCCAAGCTTGGTTGGTACAGGCTCGGGCTTTTATTTGGGCGCAGCTGGTAATGTATATCAGCTTGCTGTTGGTAACGGTAAAAAGTATATACATTATGATGGTACAGAGTTACTAATAGGTGAAGGTAAAATAGTTGAAGCAGTTACATTCACAGGAACAGCAGGAAGATTTGAAACTATTGAAGATGCTTTAAACGGTACAACGAATGGTGGCGCTGTAATGAGTACAGCAGGGTTTTTTGCTGGGGAAGCAGGTCAAACCACAGCTACCTCAAATATCCGAGTATTATCAAATGGCTCTGCCTTTATTAAAGGCGAGATAGAAGCTGATAGCGGCATATTAGGTAATCTTACGGTTAGTGGCGCTTTGACACTAGGCTCAGCTGGCGGAATAACCTCTAGTTATACAGCAGGTAATGGATATACAAAAAGTATTATAATAAACAGAGATTTAGTTTCTGTTAGAAATCAGATAAATGCTGATTATAATATAGTTTATTTAGAAAATGGAGCCTTAAATTTTAGCAATAAAGTAATAGATGCGAGTTTAGGAATAAATTTTGATGGGTATATAACATCAACAAGAGGTATTCAAGGTCATTATAAATCGTCCGATGGAAGCGCAGGATTTACAGGAAGCATTTTAGGTACAGAAACAGCCATAGTTAAAGATGGCATAATAACAGGTAAAAGTTAATGCAAATATCAATTAAACAGTTAATTAAGCAACGACTAGAAAATGATTCTCAATCGCTATATGTCATTGAGAGCTACGAAAAGGAGCTTAAAGAGCTTTCCCAGAAAACTGAAAAACTAGAGAAAGAAAAAGCCTTTTTAGCCAATGAGCTAATTAAGCTTCGAGAATGTGATACGATTAACAAAGAATTAACTATTAAACAAAAAGAGATAAAACAATGAGTAAATGGTCAGACGCAACTAAAGCCGTAGCGCTAAACGCTGTGGCGGCGGTATCTACACATTTAGCACTATTTAATGGAGACCCCTTAGACGGTGGTACTGAACTTTCAAGCGCAAGTTATGCGCGTCAAGCCATTAGCTTTCCAACAGCCACAAATGGTACGGTTTTAGCTGCTGAATCGCCAGTATTTCAGCTAAGAGCGGATGATAGCGCTACACATTTAGCCATAATGAACGCTTTAACGGTTGGACTAGTCAGACAACAAGACCCAATAGGCGCTGTAACTATTCCTTCGGATGCTGTGGGCGATACGCCTTTTACAGTTTCAAGCGTAACATTAAGGCTTAACAATACGGTGTAATGTATTTACAGCTTGCAAATGGAAATACTTTAGCACTTGCTAGTGGGGGAAAGCTTCTACTATCGGGTTACTATGTGCAATTTTTAGCTACTGCTATTGCGAGTGTGGATAGCTCATTTAGTGCTTCTGGTGTTATGCTGGCTACTGCTATTGCGAGTGTGGACTCAACGTCAACTCAAAGTAGAGGTAGCTCGTTTGATTCTAATGCTGAAACCGTTGCTAGATTTAGTGTTAGCGCTAAACTTGTGGCTACTGCTATTGCGAGTGTGGATAGCTCATTTAGTGCTTCTGGTGTTATGCTGGCTACTGCTATTGCGAGTGTGGACTCAATATCTGGCTATGGTGGTCCTTTCACATTTGAAGCAAATGCTGAGACCGTTATTAAATTTGGCGTTAGTGCTACATTTATAGCCGAAGCCATAGCCGAAGCCATAGCAATAGTTCCAGATTATAGGCCTGAGCGTCCTACAAATTTTAAAGCGGTGCGTACAGGCGGTAACATCACGCTAACGTGGGAAGATGGAGCCGAGACGTATAGCGTTCAAGTTCAAAAAGCGGATGGCCAGCGAGAAGAAAGTAGCGTAACGAACACGATAGCTAAAGATGTACAGACGCTTACACTTAGCGCAAACACGGGAACAAATTACACATTTCAGCTTATTCCGATAGGAATTACAAACAATAAAGGCAAGGCGAGTTACATAGTGTACTCTACCGCTGATTCAAAAATATTACAATAAGATTATTATGGCTGATGAACAATTAAGCGAACTACCAACGCTCACGACGCTACCCTCAACAGACTCTTTTACGTACATTCGCGACGAAAACGAAGCGAATGTAGCTGATAAAGATAAAAAGTTTGATTTATCTGCGAAAATTGCTGCAATGGACACGACTATTTCAGGTAAACAAGCGAGTGGAAGTTATGCAGCTGCATCCCATGACCACGATGGGCGTTATTATACAGAGGCCGAGGTTGACACGTTGATTGCTAACAATACAGTTACAGGTGAACAAGGGATTCAAGGGATTCAAGGTGCAACTGGTGCAACAGGTCCAAGGGGTCTTGTAGGTGCAACTGGTGCAACTGGTGCAACTGGCTCACAAGGTGCAACTGGCTCACAAGGTGCAACTGGCTCACAAGGTGCAACTGGTGCACAAGGTGCAGCAGGTGTCTCAGCGAATCAAAGTTTAAACACAAATAATAGTGTTAATTTTCAATCAATGACTCTTGCAGGCACATTGAATGTTAATGGGAATAGTGGTGGAGTATCTATAACGGCAGCAGCAGACATAGCTGCATACTCAGACAGTCGATTAAAAGAGAATTTTGAAGTTGTTGAGAACTCATTAGATAAGTTAGAACGAATTTCGGGGTACACATACAACCTAAAAGCGGACGAAAGCAAATATAGGAGGGCAGGTGTTATAGCACAAGAAATTCATTTGGTATTACCCGAGGTTGTACACGTTGACGAAAATGACATTTTATCTGTTAATTATGGTGGTATTTCCGTGTTACTAATCGAGGGAATTAAAGAATTGAGAAAAGAATTTGAAGTAATGAAAACCCAAATTAATAAATTAAAATAATGTCGTATTCACTTGGTAATTTAGGTTATGCAACAGGCAAGCCTAATACTACATCATACACACGCCTAGGTACAGGAGCTGGTGGAAGTGCGTCTTACACTAGGCTATATAACGATTTTTATATAAACTCAATGAGTCTTTATACTAATGATGCAACACCTGATGAGAGTACTGTATTTCAATGCTATGTTGCAGCTAGTCTTTCGGGCGGTAGTAAAGCAGCTCGAATAACCTCTCAGGCTAAACATTACTCTTGGTTTGAATCCTCAAATGGTGGGTATTTTAGTCTAACTCCATCAGGTAGTTTGACGTACATACAGACATCAAGCGTACCATCTAACCAAAACATACAAGTTGGATGTAGTTTTTCAGATTCTTTTTCTTATTCAGCAACACGATACCAGAACTTAACCATACAAGATTTAGCCCCACCCATAGCAGTAGGTTATACCATAGTAGCTGGCGGTGGAGGTGGAGGAATGACATCTACCTTTGGAGGTGGTGGTGGCGGTGGTGGCGGTGGTTTACTGACTGGCTCTATGAATCTAGCTGCTGGAACCTATAATATAACCGTTGGAGCTGGTGGTGGAAGTTATGTGGGTACTTGGGGTTTTCGTGGTGGATATAATGGCTCATCTTCTTCATTTCACAATATAAGCTCTACTGGCGGTGGTGGTGGTGGTTCTTTTCAGGCAGCAGGTGCGGGCGGTGGTTCAGGCGGTGGAGCTGGCTCAGGCGCTTATAACAATGGTTTTGGATCAGGTATGGGGGGTCAAGGTAATAGCGGTGGTAACGCACATACTAACAATAACGGTAATCAATCTAACTATTATGGTGGTGGTGGTGGTGGTGGTGCTGGCGGTGCTGGCGGATTTGGAAGCATAGGCAGCCCAGGTGCTGGTGGTGCTGGTTCATCAGGCTATGGGGCAGGAGGTTCTTCTGTTTTAGATCCAGGCCTCGCAGGAATATCTACAGCTAGCGGTGCTAGTAATACAGGTAATGGCGCAGAAGCGGTTTCTTACAATTGGGTTTGGGTTGACGGTAACAATAACCCAACAACAAGTGGTGGGTCAGGTGTAGTCGTATTAAGTGTTTCGGGTCATTCAAGTATTAGTGTATCGGCTGGTCTAGGTTATAGCGGCTCCGGGGGCAATTTAACATTCACATCAGGTTCAGGAACAATTACAATAAGCTAATGGATAAATACGCAGTATTAAACACAAAAAATCTAATCACTCAGATAATAGAAGCTGAGGGAATTGAAACAGAGTTAGAAGCGGTGTTTACTCAACATTTTGGGTGGACTGTTAAAAGAATACCACCAGCTACAATAGCATCTATCGGAGATTTTTACCATTCTGAGGGGAATGTGTTTATTAAACCGCAACCCTATGATAGTTGGGTTTTAAATAATAACACATATACATGGGAGCCACCTGTTGAATATCCTGAACTAGACAACCCAGATTATCTTTGGAATGAGTTGAAAAAAGATTGGGTTCACTTAGCGAACAACTTTTTAGATACCATATACTTAAATGCACAGTATAAAGGTATGCCTTTTGTTCATTCAGATAACAAAACCTACCATATCCAAACCAGAGATGTAGATAAAACAAACATAATAGGATTATTTCTTAGTGCGCAGTTTTTCCAAACATCAGGGGATTTGGTTTATATAACAGTTTACGAAAATACGACTTTAGGGATAGAGCGAGATACTTGGCTTGGATTGGTTCCTCAATATATGATGTATGTGTCTGCTCAACATCATGCTAAACAAGCTGTATTGACGCAACTCAAAATAGATAAGACAATTAATGCTCAAGCGTCTTTTGAAACGGAGCTAGACGCTATATTAAACCCATAGAATAGGTATATTAAAATGATATTTAAAACTACATATTGTTGTTATGACGTTATCAAATGCTATTGAAATTGTTCAGAACGAACATCCCGAAAAACCTGTCAAAGTTATCGCTCAGTATGTTAAAAGCGGTTATAGGGATTTTGCGCTTAAATCACGTTTTATTCGCAGTAGCCACTCAGACATAACCTTAACTGACTTAGATATAACCAGAGGCCGTTGGCACTTAAGGCATCAACTTGGTTTTGACGATATTTCATCAGCAGCTTATACGCCTTTTGGTGTACTTGATGTATGGTATAATGGCGTGTTTATTCCCCCTATAAGCTCAGCAGGGCTTTCAAATGTAAGTTACACAACTAATCATGCTTTAAATGGCTTGCAGTTAGCTTTAATAGGTTCATCCGGGTTTATACAGGGTAGTTTATTACAGTTGAACACGTTTGGCTTTGATCCGAGAATACAAGCTTCTACGGATTATTCAGAAGATTTAGGGTTGTCTAGCCCAGATTTTGAATTTTACGGCGTTTACCATGCTTTAAAATTCTTTAACATGAGTAAAAATTTAACGGTTCAGGCTTCCTATTTCGATAGAGAATTGACGAGAATTGTTAAGGACGCTAAAAAAGAAATAGCAAAACTAAAAACAACACATTACGGGATTCAGGTGGTTTCATGAGTTTAATAGCATCAACAGCTATAGGAGTGGGTGGTTCTTTATTGGGTGGCTTACTTGGGGCCCGAAATGCTAAGGTTCCAGATAGTTTGAACAATCAGATTAGTGCCTTGCAGAACCCTGATTATTACGCTCCATTATTGCAGCGAATTATTAGCGCTAATCAAGGCTATAGCAATATAAATCGTTCTTTAAATAGACAAGGCGTTTCAGCCAATGCTAATTTGATGGACGAAATTAACCAGGACCAGCAATCTCAATCTCAAGAGCAGATAACTCAAACCATGCGAGGGCTAGAAGGGCAGCGTATGGGCGCTTTGGGTCAATTAGAGAATACTAAGCTAGGCTATAAGGGTTTACGCGCAGGAGCGATTGATGCGGGCATAACAGGAGGGGTTACATCCTTGCTTAACTATGGCTTTATGAGCCAATCTAATAGAGATTTAAAAGGCTTGTTAGCAGAAGGGGGTAAATAATGAATTTTGGTCAAAGTATTGCTAATGTGTTTGCTAGAGAGCGACAGTTTACAGAAGGCCGTATTCAGCAAGTACGAGACTTAAATTTTCGAGCTAAACAACTTGAGGTTCAAGATAAATTGGTTAAGGCTCAAGAGAGCTTGTCTGAATCAAGAGTAAATGCTTTAAATCAAGAAACGAGAGAAAAGCAAGAATTAAATTCAACTAGAGATCAAGATTTTTACCAAACAGAGGCTGACAATATTCTTCGTCAACAAACTAGCTCTATTGAAGCAAATGATGCTAGCACTTCATTTAGTAAAGCTAGAGAGGCTATGTTAAATAAACAAGGTGGATTAACACAGGCGCAGACTGAATTGGTTAATAATCAGACAAAGGAGCTACAGCAAAAAATATCATTTGTAGAAAAACAACTGGCAGCGGGTGGAAATCCATTTGCAAGCGGCGGCGGTTCAGATACTACATCTGATGATATACTTCGCATTACCGAATCTATACCTGAATATCAACAGCTATACAATAATGCGAAGCGTATTACTGAATCTACGGATAGCTCAATTAGCGACGCCATGAAAGCCTCAGCTAAGCAAGAAATGCAAGATTATTCTGATGTTATAAGACGTTTTACAATTTTGCAAGCGCAGATTATTAGAAGGCAATACCCAGATTATGGTTCTGCACAAGTAGATTCGTTGCAACCAAATAAAAAATTTGATTTAAGCGATATAACCAACGATTCTAATTAAAAGGATTAAAAGTACATGTCTACCGACAAACTAGAATTATTGCATAAACAGTTGCAAATAAATGAGGTAACTGGATTAGGCGATTACGAGAGCTTTAAAAGCACGTTCTCAACCGAAAAAAACCAAACCTTGTTATACAACCGATTAAAAGAATCGGGCTATACGGGTATGGGTGAGGATATTTCTAGTTTTCAAAGTGTGTATTTTTCAGAGCCTGAACAACAGCAACAGGATGCTAATGAAATAGGCGGTTTTAAAAATGTTGCAAACAGTACTATACAATCGTTTGCAAGAACCTTTACTCAAAGCCTTGCTTATAATCAAGCGGGCTTGGCCGATAAGGGTGAACGTATTTTGGCTGGTGATGATAAACCAGGTCTAGCTAAAACGGTCTTAAAGAATATGCCTGGCATTGCGGGTAGTGTAGTCAACGGTCTTGACGGAGCGGCTTTAGTATCGGCTGGCTTACAGCGGTTTTTAAGCAAGGCTACGGGTGGCGAGGATGTAGATGTTTCAAAGCAGAAACCCGAAGAGAGGTATTTTTTTCAATTAGGGGATAGAATAGGTAAGGGTCTTGAAAACGCTTTACCTACAAACCCTGAATTGCAAGAAAGTTTTTGGCTGAGTGTAGTACCTCAAGGCGTTGGTTCTTTTGGCGCTTTTGTTTTAGCAGGGGCGGCTGGTGGTGGAGTAGGAGCTTTAGCTTTAGGTTCTTCATCAATGGGTGGCGAAGAATACGCTAACGCTATAAAATCGGGTGCAACACAGCAAGATGCTTTTGAGGCGCAAGTGTATAATTGGATGATTGGTTCTACAGAAGCTATTCCAACCAATAGAGTACTTGCTAGAGGTGGTGCTATGACTAGCGGTGCTATGAAAAAAGTGGCTTCTAAAATGGGTGTTGCTGGTATAGCTAATAGTATTAACCGCTTAAGTGGGAATAAATCAGCTAAGATATTAGCCGATGGTTTTCAAGGTGGTTTAGAGGAATTAATGCAGGAAACGCTTCAATCATCTTTAACGAATCTTGTAGCACAAAAAAAATATGATGAATCCAGGCAACTTTTAGACGGTGTTATGGAAGCGGGCGGAGCGGGTGGAGTGATCGGTTTCGCAGGTGGTATAATTGTGTCTTCATTAAAAAGAAGCCGTGCAAAAATTAGTAACGGTCAATCTGAAATAACGGATCAAGATGTTATTAGTGGTTTACAGGCGTTAGAAGATCATGTTCAAGGCGAGAGTGAATCCTTGAATGATTTAACGCAAACTGAACAAGAAAACGAACCTATATCAGAGCTAACAGATGATGAAGCGGTGGTTGATATTGCTTCTTCTGAGATATTCACAGAGTCTATACCAATGCTACCAATACCAATAGATAATGAGGTACAGACAGAAGCTGAATTAAGTCCTGAGATACAACTTGAGCAAGAAACTTTACTAGATCAAGAGTTGACTACAGAGTTGGATAAAGAAGAAAATGAAGATTCCAAAAATTTAGTAGAAATTGATGGCGAAATGTTTCCCGTAGATCGTTCAACGGTTTTAGTACCTGTTGAAAGAATGAGAACAAATGAAAAGCTTTTCCAAAATAGGGAAAAATTAAAGGAAGAAAAGGTTCAAAGGATTGTTGATGATTTTAGCAATGTGGATTTAGACCCGCTTGTTTTATGGAAAGATATTGATGGTGAAATTTATGTTTTAGCTGGCCATCATCGTTTTGAAGCAATGAAAAGATTAGGGAAAGAGTCTTCTCCTGCTCGTTTTTTAACCGGAACTCAAGATGAGGCGAGGAATTTTGCTACAGTTAGATCAAACACTGGTAGGGATTTGGAATCCCCATCAGAGAGGGCAAAAGTTTATCGAGAAATGAGAGAAAAAGGAGAATCTAAAAAAGCTATTAAGGATAAAGCTAAAATAGTTGAGGGTACTGGCGCTGCTTCTAGGGCGATTGATTTCTCTTATTTAGATACGACTGGTGATACATTAAAAGAAATAAGTAATTTCCAAGAAACCGCAGAAGGCGATAACAAGGATTTAATGATGTCTATTGGCCAAAGGATTGGTCGAGTTAGACAAATGTACTCACAGCTTACAACCTCTCATGAAAATCAGTTATTTAAGTTTTTAATGAAACCTGAAAATAATGACAAATTTAGAAGTCTAGGCGCTTTTAGTGAGTTTATTGGTACTAAGGTTAATTTTGGTTTTGAGCAAGATAAACCGCTTGCGTTAGAAAGAAGACGTAGTGAAATGGAGCGTCAATATGATAACAGATTGTTTAAGGCTAATAAAGTTGTAGACGACTTAAGGACTGAGCGTGAGGAAAGATTAAAAAAACTCAATAACGCACAACGTAGTCAAATAAATGGTTCAGTTGGATTTGGTGAGGTGGAAATAACCAATGATTACATTCAAAAGGTTAAAGCAGGTATAGATGAGCAAATTAGGTTAGCGCAAAAAGAAGCAATTCTCATAGAAAAAGAGAAAGGTGTTTTTGAAAAAGACAAAGAGCAAGACTTATTTTTTAAAGCTGAACAGGCTGAGGCAGCTTTAGAAAAAGCGGGCTTTAGCAAAGAACAAACCAATCAAATTAAGAAAACCAATGAACAGACCTACAAAAGCGTTGAATCTAGCTTACAGGGCGCAATTAATACTGGACGATCCGCAAAGCAGCAGGGAGCAGAAACTAGTGGCGAAGAAGGCAATAGCCAAGTTGACGAACCGCAAGCCGATGCCTACGGAGCAAACAATAGCATCGTCGACCGTTCCGACTACGAGCGAACAAAAGCCAACTTCAACCGAGACTTAAACAAAATATCTGGCGGTTTGCCGATTGACCCCGTTCAGTTATTTAGATTGGTTAAAATGGGCGCTTTTCACATTGAAGCGGGTGCTAGAACTTTTTCCGCTTTTAGTCAAAAAATGCTTGAGCAAACAGGCTTTGAGGTGCAACCATATTTAAAGCTTATTTACCAACAGATTAGGGCGCGAAACGATAGTAATTTATTTGATGATGATGCTACGATTGAATCACATGTTAGACAGATGCAGGAAGCTAACGACTTTGTATCTATTGATAATATGGATGATATAGCTAATAATGATTCAGGTCGATCTATTGACGAGCTTCTATCAGGTGGTATAATTACGGAAGAAGATGTTAATAACGCCACAGAGGTATTAGATAGAGTAAGGCCTAATAATGGTCGTTTAGGTAGCGAGCAGGAGTTTAAAGAGCGTGAAGATGCTGGTATGTTGGGAGAACACCAAACATACAAGGAAATGAGTGAAGCCTTGCTTCCAGATGCCAAAGCTCGTGAAGCATACGAGCGTGAAATGCGTAATTTTTACCGTCGTCAACCGCATGAGTTTACTTTGGCTGCGGCTAGGGAATTTATGGCAAAGGTCGGTTTTGAAAATGCCGTAGCTACAGTTAAGAATCCAGAACAGCAAATATCTGATAGTGTACGGGTTACGCTTGCTCAACAGATTGTTTTAGCCTATCAAGAGCGTATAGATGCCGCAGAAGGTCAAGAACAATCGCAATTATATGATCAATTAGCGGATTTTGTAGACGAAACAACTCGTATTTATGGTGAGTACGGCAGGGCCTTAAATGCTATAAAGATACTTAGTAAACTGAACCCTAGAGCTTTTGTTATTACTTTTAAGAAGGCCATGCAAAAGAAAGCGAATAGAGTTATGCCACTTCTTGAGGGTGATATAACTACAGCCAATGCCGAAATTACGCAGGTTAGTAAAGATGTTGTAGACGCTAAAGAGCAGCAGATTAAATCCCTTATGGATGAAATTGCAGAAATACAATCAGCGCTCAGGGGCAGTAGTGAGACCGTAGGCGGTCTTTTAGATGCGAATAATCAACTAGAAACGGAATTACATACCCAGCAGGCGCAAAGAGAGCTTTTGACTAAGCAAATCGAGGCGTTAACCGATCAGATTAAAGAACTTGAAGGCAGACCTGTAGGCAGCGGTATTGAAGGGATTAAAGCTGAAATAGACCAAAAGAAACAAATATTAGGACAGCTAGACGATGTTATAAATAAAATATACTTTGAACTTTCAGGGTTGCAAGGACAATTAGCCCAAGCAAAAAAGAAATTAAGTGAATCAGGCGCCAAGCCAAACAGAGACAATAAAAAAGATGGGGATGGGATTTGGCAGCGTTATCGTGTTGCTATAGCTAAATCCGTTATGCAACAACTTGCAGGGTCTTCTCCATCTAGCATACCGCTACAAGAATTTACCAATGCTTTAATGCAGGAAATACGATCTAAGTTACCTACTACTAAAAATGAAAAAAGTAATAGGCCTGCTATAGATATGATATTAGATGTAGTGCGCAACCCAGACCGTTATCAAGAGGCTTTAGATACTGTTTACGATACTATTCAACAAGACCAAAGTTTGTCACAGGATGTTAAGCAGCAGGCTTTAGCGCTCGTTGATGGGTTTAACAATAGAGAAGTTAGCGTTAAGCTGGTCCGTAAAGCTATGGGTGATGCGCTTACTGATCTTGATATGAAAATGAAAGAGCTTATTACCGATCATTACGGGGTAGATACCAATAACCGTATGGCGCTACTTAAAAAGTTGGTAGAGCAAGGTGGTTTGAATACAAATGAAGCTGAGTTAATGGCCGAGCGAGTGGACGCCACACTTAAGCAAGAAATTATAGATACCAGAAAAAAGAAGATTGAAGCCTTTTTAAAAAAAATGGATAAAAAAACCAAAGGCGAAAAAGCTAGTCGTGGTACAAGAGCTTCAAAATTTGTTAATGAGTTAATGGATTTATCTAGGTTGGGCGCACTTTCTCAGGCAGATTTACGAGATTCATTAGCTAGATTTTTAGAAATGTCGCCAGACCCTAAAGCATTAGCCAAAATTGATCAAATGGCTAAAGAAGTTAACTTAATGGTAGATAGTTCGGCAAAAGATCAAAAAATGGTTGAGCTAATGAGTTTTATAGCTCAACAAAAAGGGATAAGCTGGTGGGATATTTCTACAAGTGTTGCCTATAGTAATATGCTTAGTGGTATTCCTACGCAAGCGGTAAATTTTGGCTCTACGTTTGCTAATGTTTTATTGAATGGTTTCTCATTATGGGCTATGAATCCTTTTAATAAATCGGGTTATACGCCAATGATAGGCCTTCTTAAAGGGTTTATTAAAGGTATTCCAGAAGCGGAAAAGGTGCTAAAAACAGGTGTTGTAACGGGTACTCGTTTACAGAAGATTGATCAAATGGGTGGCGATACTTTAGAAATGTTAGCTACCTCCGATAGTAAACTGCAATTTGCCCTTTCTTTCTTTAAATATACTCGTAGGGTAATGGCAGCCTCGGATATGTTGTTTTTTAAAGGTGCTGAGGAAATGCGTTTTTACTACACCGCTACTAAAACCGTTCAAAAATCAGGTTTACGAGGGGATGATGCGCAAAAGCTTTTTGCAGAGCTTTTAGGTGAACCTTTCCGAGAGCAGGCTAATATTGCAGCGTCAAATGCAGGTTTAGAACCTGGCACTAGGGATTACAAACATTTTGTGCATGACCAGATAGAGCGTAATAGAGATCAAAGTTTGCAAGAAGATGCGGTAAAATTTGGTTTAACATCAACATATAATCAAACACCAGAGGGGGTGATGGGTTCTATTGCATTGGGAATAAATCAGGGGTTTAATTTAATTGATAAAAAAACCAATAGTAGAGTTGCGTCAACGGTAATTAGGTTGGGAGCAATTCCTTTCACTACGATTGTAGCAAACGTGTTAAACGAACAAGCTAATTATGTTCCTGTTATTGGTTTATGGCGCTATATGAACGCTAAAAACGATGTTGAGCGTCGCAATGTTAATGATTCATTAGATGATGCGCATAAGATTATCTTAATGAAAAACATGGCAGGAACCATTGCTTTCTCTTTGTTAGCTGCTATAGCTTTTACTGATGATCCAGAAGATAATGAGCCATCGTTTAGAATACATGGTAGAGGGCCTATTGATTATAAAAAAGCTAGACAATTAGGTGAAACGGGTTGGAAAGAATATACTGTCCAAATGGGGAAAACTTATTTTAGCTATAAAGATAGTCCACTTGGTTTACTTTTAGCACTTGTAGGTAATTACTCAGATGCCGTTCGTTATAAAGAACTTGATGATAAAGATTTGCAATCAAGACTGTTTTATGCTTTTAAACTTATACCTCAGACTATGCTAAATATGTCGTTTCTTAGTGGAGCTGCAAGGTTGGTAGAAAATGTGAGTAGAGAGGGCGCTTCAAAAGTTAATATTGTCAAAGACCTATTAGCAACGCCTGTTCGATTAGCAACGCCTAGTTTATTTAGAAGTGTTAACCAGATATTTGACCCAAAAATTTACACTAAAGATACGGTTCAGGAATTGATAGCAGCATCTACGCCATCAGCCTTTGCGGTGAATGATAGGCATCCAGTTATAAATCGCTTAGGTGAGCCAATACGCAATGATTGGAGCGCTGCTCAAGGTTTGCTAGGCAGGTTTTACAGCACTCAAAAAGAGCATCCTGTATTTAGCTTTCTAACAAAGAGAAACCTATTTATTCCTACGCCTAATCCGAATAGCGTGTCTTACATTGATTTGATAGGGCAGAGTCGAGTAATGAATGAGAACCAATATTACAATTTTATTTACTACTCAGGAAGACAGATACGCAGAGATATAATACTTGATAAGCCTAATTTAATTACTATGACTAATGAACAGATTGATAAGCGTGTTAGGCAAATTTCAAGACTAGCTAACGAGCAAGCTAAACAGCGTGTAGCTCTTGGCGGGGTTAATCAAAGTAAAGTTGAAATAAGCTTAGATTAATGTTGCTTAAGACAACATAATGTGGTTTATTGAAAATGTACTGTATTAGTACACGTTTATCTAGGGTTAGCCCGGTGAAAATATCATCGGGCTATTTTTATACCGCTATCGTACTCGTGGTGGCATTGCATGCAGCGCAAGGATATATTCGTCGGTTCTAGTCTAAGTTCAGGATAAGCTCCTTTACTTTTATTGTGAGAGAAAAAAAAGGTTCTCATTTGATCACCTAGCCACTTACTACAGTCTAAGCAGTAGTGGGGTCGCTCTTGCCAGATATGAGCGAACAATGCCGCTTCCCCAGTCTTCTTACGCTTTTTCATACCTATTTAAAGAAACCTTTTACATGGGTGGCTACTTGTTTGGCTGTGCCGTTAGCCTTGCTTGCTCTAACTAGCATAACCTTTTTTTCAAATTGCTCAATAACATTTAATCGTAAGTTTTGGCATAACACAAAATGTTTATACTCATTTAACTTAGCTAACTGCAAAAAATCATCTATCATGTTACGCAGATTCTTAGCTTCTTCTTTTTTGATTGCCAAGAAATATCGCTCACATAATTGTTCATATATAATTTTACTTATTAAATCAGAAAAGAAATACCTTTTTTGCTCGTTTGTCCACTCTTTTTTTAAAGACCCTTTAAACTTCCGCAAACAATCGGTGTAAATTTCCTCAGTTTCATTTGCGCTAATATGGTAGTTCATCATCGTCTCCTACTAAATAGAATGGTTTTTCTTTTGTTTCGTCTAAATGCCTTGCACTTGATGCTTGCGCTTCTTGAAATTGAAGTATTCCTAGATGATTGAAATTAGCTAAACTTTTGTACACGTTTGGCAGGCCATGTCGGTGTTTAAGTATTTCAATTTGTAAGGTGTTTTTTGGCTTTAAACTATCATCATACCATAACACAAGATTATTGGGCTTAATTAAATCATCTACCCTACCTGGATAAAAGGTAGACGTAACCATGTAGGCATCTTGTTCTAACTGCGAGGATTCTTTCATATCATCAATACGGGGTTTTAAGCGCCAACCGTTATCGTTTTTTCGCCTAGATAGTTGAGAAACTGCTATAACTAATATATTTAATTCTATGGCTAAATCAGCTAGTTCAGTAGATATGTGATCTACAACCATACGTCTATCGTTGCCTTTAAATCCTATTGCTTTGACACGCTGTACATAATCAACAATTAGCACATCAAGACAACCCTTTGAATACAATAATCTAGCTTCTCTTTTAATATCAGCTATATAACTTAGCCTATCAGAAATATATAAATTTTTGAATAGCATCTTAGGGTCTGGACTTATGTTTGCTAGATAAGAATTAGCTCTGTTTACGCTAGAGCTGTCGGTGTCTTCGCGTTGAATCCAAAGAACTTTATAGCCATTTGCTAAATAACCTGCTGCTCTGAGCATGGCAAAATGGGATTTACCGTGTCCTGTTATGCCCATCACTATTTCATATTGTCCTCTTCTGGACCCGCAATTTTGGTAGATATTATCTAAAGCGGTGTTGTTATGAAACAATCGTTCAGGCTCTTTTTTTGTGAGGTCTCGCTGAGTAATTTGTTCCGCTGTGAGTGAAACTGAACCAACAGCGCCACTTTCTAGTACATGCTGTGATAGCATTTCAAGCTGAACCAAAACATTCTCAAGCTTTGTATCTTCGTCTTGGATTTGCGTAGTTACGCTGCTACATGTTGAATGAATTTTGCGTAATCCATACAGCTCAATTAAGCGCTCAACCCATGATTTGAATTGCTGCTCGTTTAGCGTAGAATATTGCGCTAAACTTATTAAAAAACGCTCTCCACCAAATTCTTTTAACTTGTTGGGGTGTCGTTGGCTTAGATAATTTTCAACGTCAAAAACATTGGGTAAATTATTTTGATTAAAACAGTAATCAATTCCCTCAAAAATGATTTTTGTAGTATCATTCACAAAATGATCAGTGGTTAGCGTGTCCTTGACGATTGCAGAAAATTGCGAAGGCGCCGTTAATAAACTTCCACAAATAGCTTTTTCTATTTTTAAATCAATTAGCATTTTTGGAGGAAATTGGATTTGTGTCTTTGGTAGTTATTAACCAGCGATTCATAGCAGATCGCCAATTTTTCATGGGTTTTGAACCAACCCGCCAGCCGCATGATTCGTAGTAATCGAAGAAATCTTCTGATATAGCGCTTAAATCACTTTTATTTGACGCTTTGTAACGATTATGCCTAACATTTTTAGATTTGATTTGTTTGGTCAAGAAATCTAAAACGTAAGCTGTAACCATTTCTACGTCCTTTGGTTTCGCTACGTATTGTTGCTTTTTGCTAGCTGGCTCTTTGCTGACTGGCTCGGAAGGGGGTAAGGCTTGTATCTTATCGTTTATCAAATTATCGTCGCTTAAACGTGAAATTTGAGAGGGTTTAGAAGACGCTTTAAGCGGTGGATTAGGGTTACGTTCAACACTAGAAAACTTAAGGCTGTTAATGGGCGCTTTGCTTGGCTCAGAATTTTGGCTAGAAGCTAGAACCTGATTCTCTGCATAAATCGGTTCTTCGTCTAGGCTCATTCCTACGGCCAAACTCAACTTGTTTTCAGCAAGGCCGAAGGCCGCATTAGTGTGTGTTAGTTCGGCGTCAGCTGAACCTTCCAAAGCGAAGTGAAACGTAGCTTTTTTTATATAGTTTTTAATATTCTTAGTATATAAGGTATAGCCATTCGGCAAGTGCGTCACTAGTGCGTCACTAGTGCGTCGTTTGTGCGTCAATAGTGCGTCACTAGTGCGTCGTTTGTGCGTCGTTTGTGCGTCACTTTTAATGATGGTTTCGGTCATCATTTCGGCGGGAATAGTGATCATACAAGGCACTATATAACGGCTATTTTTGATAGCTAATTGACCATTATTTACAAGCCAATCTAACCCTCTTTGTAAGGTGCGAAGATGAATATTTTGTGATCTTGCAAGCGCTCGCTGGTATGGTAGTTTTCCACAGTTGGCGCCCAAAAACTCAATAATAGCACAAATTGCTTTTAATGCACATTTTGGAGCCATTCCATCAGCTAAGTAGATAGATCGTTCTACAATTTGGTAGTGTGTTGGTCGTTTCATTTGGCTTGGTGTTTTTGAAGTTCTTTACCAAAGCCCATTCCTGCCATATAAACCATCATTAAAAAATGTGAGCTAAGCCCCGTAAAGTTGTATTCAGCATATTCAGCGTTTGTATTACGCCAAAAATTTAGTACATCTTGTTCGGTTTTATCGTTGGCTTTATAGGAGGTAAGTGCTTTGATTTTGGTGGTAATGCTAGGTACAGTAGATAGTTTTTCTTCTTTTAGATCATCGTTTGATTGTTGAAGGTTTTGTTTCATCTGTTCAATTTCAGCATCTGTAGAATTGGTTGATAACTGAAATAATAAGCTGTAGTTGGTTCGCATAAACAATACAGCCTGTGCGGCTTTTTCGTAGTCTTGACTATCCAGATGTATTGCTATTTCTATTAAAAAGCCTGTTTCAAATGTTTGTAACTCTTTTTTGGTTGCTTCATTATGCAGAGTTTGGAGTACCTTTTTCTTGTCTATCATATCTATCGGGAAGGCTTAAGCCCCTTTGTGCCCACTCTAGTTTTATTGCTTCAAAAATGGGCGCCCATTCGTGAGCTTCTACTAGTGTTGAGCTAGAGGCTTGGTTGTAGGTTTGCATAGTCAGATAATCAATGAACTCAGCGCTCATGTGTTTATCTTTATTCAGCTCATGAACATCATTAACGCTAAAGTTGTTATAGCCGGATTCTACTAGAAAATCTCTTATAAGTCTACAAAGTAGCCAGTAATATCTTCTAGCTTTTTCGTTGGTAACGTCAGCGGGTACGCGGTGAACTTCAATTATTATATCTCCCTTTTCGGGGAATTGTTCGAACACTTCTTTAGAAAACTTAGCAAGCATACTATTTAAGCTTGCTAAGCTTGTTAGTTTACTCTTTAGCCTCATTGTAGTAGTAAACAGCTACAGTATGTTCACGTCCTGTTTGGCTTGAAATAACTTTTTTCATTATTGTTTCTATGTTATGCCCTTCGGCTCTTAAGTCCGAAATTCTAGCGGCAAGACGGGCAATACCAATCTCAGAAAAACTTTCAAAGTAGGTTATACTTTTGTTTTCTTTCAAATAAGCTAGTAGCTTTTCTTTTTGATTACTCTTTTTTTTATTACCCATTTTTAAATGCCACTGATGGTTTAAGATGGCTAATGAAAATTACCCACTCTGTGCGGTTCTTTTTAATACCTGAATTAAATTCTTTAAGTATTAATTGTTTGCAATTAATGAAACCTTGTTGAAAATGATCCTCGATTTCGCTCACATCATTAATATTTTGATCTTCTGTTACATCTGGGTATTGCTCTGTCTCTGTCTCTGGCTCATACATCGGTTTTAAGTTACCAGCTTGAGTTATGACAGATTGATTAGCTTGCTCGATATTTTGACTTGGCACTGGTTGTTTGAATATAGGCTCATTGCTGCTAGGAAAGTCATTCGATAAATCTACTCCACTTGAAATTGATTCTAAACCTGGACCTTCTTTTTTTAGCCTATTTTCTTTTTCTGCTCTTAATTGCCTTAATTCTTCTTTGTCTTTTTCTAAACTTGCTAATTGAGCATCTAATTCAGCTTTTTGCTTATCTAGTTTTTCTTGTTCAGCTAAGCGTTCATCTATTTCAGCTTGTTTTTTAGCTTCTAAATCTGCAATGAAGACTTTACCATTCTCATATTCAGCTTTAAACTCTTCTTCTGTAAGTGAAGTAATGGTCTCGGCTGAAAGCATAGTTTCGCCTGCTGCATAATGAAAGCCATCGAATGAAAATCCCGCACTTGTTAGTAACGATACGCGTTCTTTTTTTAATTCTAGTTCAATTCGTGCTTTTTCATCATCAATAAGCTTTAAATGGCTTTTTAAATGATCTCTAGCATTTTCTAACTGTTCTTTGATTGTTTTAACTTCGGCGTTGATACTTCGTTGATACTTGACAGCAGGATCAACTAATCTTTTTCGCTCTTTTTCCATCCCCGAAAGTAGCTTTACTAAGCTCTTAACTGTTTTGTCAGCTTTGTTGTACCCCGCGACTGTTTGCAGCTCTACAAGCTCAGTTTTGAGCGCTTGTGCTATCGCTGTTTTAACTTTGTCTGTGATAGGTTCTTTAATTATGGCTAACGCTTCTTCAATAGAAGGAAGTACCTCTATATTTTCAGCGTCTACTAAGTTTTCTTCAACTTTTTGGAGTGTTGTTTCTTCTGTTGTTTCTTTCATGATCTTATTTGGTTTGGTGTTGTTGTTTGATGAATTGTTCGGCTGATGTAATTTGCATGAATTTGCTCATGTCTGCTTTTTTATGAAGAATACCGCTGTATTTCTTCAAAGATTTTGGCTTTAGTGTGCCTGTCTCACGATAAATAGCCAAATAATGCCCTAGTACATTGGTGTAATCGTTTTCTGTTTGATTCACTAAATTGTATGTGGGTTTATCTCTCCAATCATTCCAAGTCCAGTTTAAAAGCTTCGTGGGCTGTGGTGCGAATGAAACGCTTTCAGCCCATGTGATTTTATTTAACTCTAACTGCAAAGCGTAATCTTCAAAGATATTACCAGACTTCCAGTCTATAATGGCAATAACCCTTTTTCGCTTATCTAGCGGTGTTGCTTCACTGTAAAGTTTATCGTACATACTGCAAACGACGTCAATAGTGCCTGCAATACCGAATCTGTCTGAGTAGCAAGGAACTTCTATGCCTATCGGCTGAATGTCATAATCTTGCATACACTGAACCCATGATTGCAAACCTTTGGCAATAGCGTTTGGCCAATAACTTGTTTGAGCTTCTGATAGCCCATTTAAGGCTATAAAATCTCTATAGAGTGTTGGTAGCTTTTTTAAATCAAAGCGATCTGTTATCGTTAATTCAGCAGCTAGAGTATGAAAAAATGTACCATGCTTAGAGCGCTCATTTAAGAACTTGTTAAAAGCAATCTTACCCATTTCGATCTCTTTATCTATAATCGCTCTCGGTAGGCCAGTAACTTGTTTTTTTACACTTGTTACGGAGCCGTAAAATCTCACTTCATTATTTCTATCAAAGCGGTAGTAAAAGCGCATACCAGAACTATCCATCCTATACAGCTTTGCATTGCGTTTGTAAGCCTGGATGTATTCTTTAGCTAAATATTGAGGGGCTTGGTGGCCTTCTAAATTTATTAGATCTTGCATCAAGCGTTGATTTCAGGCAGGCTTTTTTTAAGCCATTTCAAAATGTCTGATGTTTTTAAGAGCGATCTTGTTCCCCTCTTGTCTTTTTTTACTTGCCCTTCTTCATTGTAGCTTACAATTTTACCCGTTCTTGTAGCGTAACGAATTTTTGCCATCCATTTAGCGCTGCTCATTATTTTGCCGTGCCGCTCATAAAGAAACTCAGCCGCTAGGCTTAAAGTCATCATATTAGGCATACCCTTTGCTTCGGGGTGATTCACTTGCTCTTTAGTTGTTCCAATAGCCTTCAAGTAATTACTGAAAAGCGGTGTTTTATCGGTAAGCTCGTTCGCTTTTGTGATTTCTAGGAGCTTATCCAGCTTCGTTTCAATTCGTTGTAGAAGTTCTGTTTCCATTTTTCTTATATTGTGAGCTAACCAATAGTAGTTAGCTCTGTTTTTGGTTTGGTGTTAGGAGGGCTTGGTCGCCCTCCTTTTTTTTTAACCTAGTTCAGGTTTACCATCAAGTGCTGCCTCTATCATTTCATCAACGGCACAATGCAAAAAGGCATCCAGTAAGCTAAGTAGTTCGTTTTTTTTAAACTCCTGCAAAGGTAATTCAGAAAATTCTGCTTCATATTTTTGTATGAATTTTTTTATATCAATTCGGTTGCTAAGCCATTGATACGGGTTTTCAACAAATGGTAAATGAAGCTTGAATTGAGCTAATGATTTACGTGCTATGAAACGGATTAGCTTGGCTTTTCCGAACATTTTAACAAAGCGAGCATTATTGCCCGTACTTTGCTTCATTAATTTGGATAGAGACATTTATTTAGGGATGTATTGATATTTTCAAAAATCTAATGTAAAGACATTAAATAGAAATAACAACACTAAGTAGTTTTTTTCTTTAGCGAAAAATTGTTTTATGCTGTTTTGATGGTAAAGATTTGTTTTTTACTTTATATTATGTGTTGTTAAAAACAACAATAAATAAACAAATCTTTAGGACGGCTAATGAAAAACAAGGCTCAAAATGAGTTTTTTGATGATTTTGAAGTTGATGTGCATGAACTTCTTAGACGACTTAGGTCAATATTTGGTATAGATCGGGATGTAGAGCTTGCGGATGTTTTGGGTTTTGAAAATCGCAATCAGATAACCATGTATAAGCTTCGTAATCAAATAACTGCTACAGGATGGAATAGAATAATATTGGTTTTGAATCGACCTGAATATAGATTTATAAACTTAAACGAATTGCTTCACGGTCTAGCTAGACCAAAGCTAAAAAAAATTGATGGTGATAAGGATGGCTCTGTTTAAAAAAAACGGTAATCGCTACGAAATTAAGTTTAAGCGCATGGGGCGCCAAAGAAAGCATAGCGTTGAGGTTAATTTATATAGTAAACGTGCGCTATTACAACTAGAGCATGATATGAATAAAGCTTACGATAGCGGAGCCTGGAAGCTCACCAAACAGTCCTGGAGAGATTTTGCAGACAATCCGGGTTCTAAAGGCGCTGAGTATGTTAAGCATGAAGATGGTTTAACTATTATAAGTTTGCTAAATGATTATTTAGCAGAAATGCGAGATCAAGTAATGCAATTAACCTATTTAGGTTACTCAAACAAATTAAAAGCTTTTGTTAGAGACAATAATTTATCAGAGTTTAGCGCTAGAGCGACAGATGATAATTTATGGACCACTCTTTTAGAAGACTACACTACTGGTAAAAGTAGGAGCTATTGCGCGGCGTATAAATCTCTTATTAGCCGTTTTTTAGCTTATATAGAACACAGAACAGCACATAAATTGCAGTTGTTGATTAAGCCAAATTATAAAATGAATAAGCGTTATAGCGAAAATCAGACACGCTTAATCAAATATTTAACATACTCTCAACTGCAACAAGTTTTTAGCTACATAAACAAGAGACTGGCCGAACCTACTTATTTTTATTACGTGGACAGCTTGCCGTACAATAGAGAGACCTACGGGTCTATTTTAAACGCTATATACGAGCTTATGTTCTTTCAGTGTATGAGATATATTGAATTTAAAAGACTTAAAGCGTCTCATATTGATTTTACATCAAATACCATTAAACTCTATGGCAAAGGCATGAAAGTACGAGTTGTTCCCATTTCAAAAAGTGCAAAGCCTGCCCTTGAGCTTCTTTTAAAATATTCACATACGGGTGTATTAAATAATTCATTAAAGTATGCTAGACTTCACGACAAATTAAAAGAAGCTCTTACAGATTTATCAATAATGAGCGGTAGAATGGGTCTTCATGTGCTTAGACATGGGGGCGCTACGCATTGGGTTAATGCGGGTATGCCGTTAAAAGAATTATCTGAATTTATGGGTCATGAATCCATAGCTCAAACAGAAGTTTACGCCAAAGTGTTGGCAACAAGATTACAAGATGTTGTCAGCAGAATTGGGTAAAAACAACATCGGGGGTACTATTGGGGTACTTGTATTATTTATAAAACTTACAAAGTATTGCATTGCAATACGTTAGACTTAAGAAATACAAACAAACAGTATTTTCCTATTATTCTGTAATTTAGCCTAAAAATAGGCTCTACCATCATTTTTTAGACTTTATTAAAAAAATAACTAACACCTTGTTGTTAAAGAATTGCGTTATAATCGTTAAATGGGGTACTTAAGGGGTACATGGGTACTTAAGGGGTACTTATAATTCAACTACATATAGTAATAAAAACACGTTTAGACTAAGGGAAAAATGAAAAAACTACTACTTCTCATTTCTTTGATATTGTTGGTTAGTTCTTGCAGTACATCAAATGATCAGCCAATGCCGTTAACCGTAGCTGATATTTTATTTACCAAAAATTGGTATTCGAGCGGTGGATTTCAAGAAAGCTTACATAGAAGAGAATACAGTCCTGTTTATGAGTACACATTTTTTGAGCTTGAATTTTCTTATCAAGCTTTGGTTTATGATGGGCCATGTTTTGATATGAGAGACTTCTCAGTCATATTAACAGAAACGGGTATCTTAAGAAGAGTCTTAAGTGATACTTTATTACAAATTGGTAGAACAACTTTCAACGTAGCTTCTGTTGATAGTCACCATATTGTTTTAGTGAATGAGCGTCTTGAAGAAGAAGTATTGAATTTGTATTCTACTTGTGAAAGAGCTTTTGATAATAGATAAAAAAATAGCCCCCTGAAACCAACAGGGAGCTTTCCAAACATCTAACAAGAGCTGTTAGAATTTCTTATTGCTACTTAATGAATGAATAGTTATACTCGTTCATTATGTTATAATTATACTGCTGAATAAGCAGCTTATAGCCCCTTTTGATCATTCTTAAGGGGCTTTTTTTTTACCAAAACTTAAATAGCCCTTTGGGCGCTGGTGGAATAGCGCACTTTTGCGGGAATGTTGTCGCTGTGTACGTCATGTGCCTTTGGGCGCATCCTAGTCTAACTATCTCAGCTACTACGTTCGGTTTGTGAGTGTGTAGCCTACCTAAAAGTTTACGACCTTCGTAAACCTCCAAAGCATTAGTATAAATATTTATGTTAATGCCTTCTAACGTGTCGGGAATTGTAATTGTGTTCATTGGTTTGGTTTGGTTTGGTGTTTTGTATTAAGCCCAAAGCGTTTGAGCTAATTTAATTTTCTTTGTTAGTTCGGTTACTTCTTTTTTTGCATTAATTAGACTTCACGAATCCCTTATGCCACCTAACAGATTTTTTACCTGACATTGTTTTTTGCCCTAAATCATATTTTACATACGGTATTCCATTTCGTTCAATAATAGTTCCTGAATAATTTAAAACATTAAAAAACGGGCTTACAAAATCATATACTACTTTATCTGATATTTTAAGACCTGATTTTTTTAGTTCTGACTTGGCTTTTTTTTCAAAATTAGTTTGCTCTACCTCATACATTTTACGAATCAATGGATATGCTGATTTATATTCATCGGAAGTGTAAAAATCATTCATTGATTTGTAGTTCTTTGCTTTTTTTTCACTCCATTCCAAAGCTTCTGAATAGTCTGCGAAATTTAATAGTATCTTTTTCATAATAATTAACTAATGCTAACACAAAATATAGTGAATAGCCGATTAAACATTTGTTCTTCGTAGCTCAGTTAGTGGTTGGCTACTCACCATATACTAAACGTCAGCATTTACTTTTGTTTTGCCATTACCCTAGAGTTACACAAGGGTTTAACGCTGTACGTTAAAGGAGAAGTTATTACGGCTTTCGTTAGTGCGAAAGCTATTATATTAGCATCCCCCATTTTTACTACCTTAGCTACTATTGAGGGGGTGGGGTTGGGGTTGGCGTAATTAGTAACATATACACCAAAATTATATATAGTCGGTTTAGTACTCATTTTTTTACCTCTTTATCCCTGATTTTGTTTATAAGCTTGTATTTAAGCCCGTTGTTTCTGTGAATAGCTCTTTTAGCTGATCGTCGTAAATGTCTGTGAAGCTTTTTACGACTTTTATTCTACCTCTCCATATTGACTTGAACTCAAGATCGTAAAGATCTAACCCGTTCAGCGAAATTTGAACGTAATTAATACCGTCTTTAGCGTTTCTAGGCAGTCTAAACGCAAAGCCATCTTTTGCGTTTAAACCTTTGGCGCCTGTTATAGCTAGAAAGCGGTTGCCCCCTAGCTGTTTTAGTATAGTTAATCCTATTTCTTTACTCATTAGAATAAACCTTCGTCTTTAAATGAAGTGTGGCCGTTTTCTGTCACGATTATATGATCAACTAGCTTTATATCCATAATTTTACTTGCCTTATCTAGCTTTTTTGTTAGATTCTTATCTTGTTCACTAGCTGACAAATTACCAGTGGGGTGGTTGTGAAATGCGATAAACCCCACGGCATTACATACTAAGCAAAGACCTAGTACTATTCTTATATCAACAAGCGTTGCATTTATAGCCCCTCTTGACACTTCAATTATACCCAACGGTTGTAATTTACTATCCGTCGGCATTATTAAAAAACTTTCCTGCATTTGCAGGGTTCCTAATTCTTTTAAATATGCGCGCGCTATTGATGCCGCTTCACGTGAACTAGAAAACTTTTTAGCTACTTTATTTTCTTCTCTTGCAAAGCTTACTTTGATGCAGGGCAGTTTGTAAGCTGGTAAAGCTCGGTCGTTTAGCTCGTTTAGCTGGTTGAATAAATCCATTTTTTTTAGCTCTTGTTTTTGGCTGGTGAGGCCGTTGTTTGGTGTTTATAGGGCTGCTTCTCAGCCCTATTTATTGAATTTAGGCTGCTACAGTTTCTTTTATAGATATTTCTGTGCTGTAAATAAATTCGGCTGCTGCTGATGCTGCTGCTGCTGCTTTAAAAATGAATTTATTATCGTTCTTAAGATGTTGTAACCAAGATTTTAAATAGCTTGCATTTTGCTTTAATTGCTCTTTACTGCTTATTTGCAGTTTATTACATATAAAAGACGTTCCTATTTCGGCTACTAGCTCTTCAAATGCGTACGCCTGAGCACCTGATTTTTTTGTTCTACCCGTTCTTTCGTCGCCTTTAGTCCAATGGATTAACTCATGAAACAACGTGCTATAATAGCCTTCTTTTGTCTTGAACTGCTCTGCCATCGGTAAGGTTATACAGTCCTCACTCGGTGAATAGTATGCTCTGCTTCCTACTTTGTGGGTTATCTTTGCACCCGTTGCGCTTATTAGCTTTTCAGCTTTTGCGTCTCGCTCAATTTCGTTCAAAACTGGTGGCTTTACTTCATACTTCGCAGGTAGATTTTCTATTTGATCTGCGTTAAATACTGTATATCCCTTTAATAGTGGAATAGTATACTGACCTTCTTTATTTACATAGTTGCCTTTCGCATCAACTGTCCCGGGTTTTCCGTCGCTGTCAATTTTCAAAGACTTATAATACACTACTGGAGAACCTTTTTCCCCTTTCTTTACTTGCGCTCCTAAATCTTTTGCTTGCTTGAATGTGAACCAATTAGGATTAGAGAAACCTTTTTCTTCTGCTTCGATCATTAGTACTAAATGATTTACTCCCCTGTAGTATTCACCCGTTGAACGCGTTGGGTTTCCCGTTGCGCCCGTCCATGGCATTACCCAATTATTAGCGTCCGCTTTTTCGATTGCATTTATAAGCTTGTCTGTAATAGTTTGGTAATAGTCTTTTTTTATGTAGTTAGATTTTTTCATGTTTAGCTCTTGTTTTTGGCTGGTTAAGCCTTGTTTGGTGTTTTTTGGGCTGCTTTATTTAAGCAACTAGGAGCAATATAAAACAACTATTTGTAGTTGTCAAGTCTTTACAATAAAAAATATAAAAACATATCTTTAACAAGCGCTGGCGGTTGTTTCTTACAACATCTCTTACATACATAACACTAACTAACTACTACAAGTAAAAAAAAAAGATCAGCACCATTATTCATTTACTACCTTTTAAAGGTGTGTTATTCATTAGTTATTTGTAAGAGTGCTTTGTGTCTTCTACTTCATTAATTTTGGGCGGACATAAGAGCAGTAAAAAGACGCTTTAAAGTGCTTTAATGCGCATATTTAGCGCTATATGCTGTATATACTGGCTTGTATTCTTATTCGCTTTTTGCTTACTGTGGTTAATAGTCGTATAAATATGATTATGTAAACTAGTATAGTATAACATCGTTTAAATTGAATAGGGGCACTTTTGTCTATTTGTTACTACGCTAAAAAGTCTTTTATTCTACTGTATCGGCATTTAGTAGCGTATTATAATGTTTGCTTTGACTATTTGAACGTAATTTTCAACGGGTAAAAGTGGTAGGTAAGCCGAAAAAAGAGGGGACGGGTGTTAGTGCGTATCACCCGCACACGGAGTAGTGTTAATTTGGGGTTTCGGGTTGTATTAGCTGTTGTATAGATGTGGCTTTAAATGGTTTGAGAGGGGTTTGGTTTTATATGGGGTTATGATTGTGTTATAATTGGGTATGGGTAAAAAAAATTTTTGTAAAAAAAAATGGTCTCCCGTGTGTGTGTAAAGTTGAGTTGGGATAAATGGGAGGGGTTTTTCATGCGCCCATGAAAGTATCTGTTTTAGGTTTTTTGGGGGTTAATTCGTTGGGTGATGTTTGTGTATGTTTAGGTTTTTGTGCTCTTAGGGTGGCGTAGTATAGTCCGTCTAGGATGTCGTCGTGTCGTCCTTTTGGGTGTGTTATGGCTTCCTCGTAGAGGGTTTTCATGGAGGGTTGTATGGTTATAAGGAATTGGCTGAATGGTGGTTCTAGGACGTCGAGGTGTCTTTTTTTCTTAGATTCTTTGGGAAGGTGTTTAACGTTTAGGCCTGGTATGTTTACGTCTTTACGTTTTCTTAGGATGTCTCGGAATGTTTCTTGAGCGCCTGTTGCTTCTAGGGATGTGATTATGGGTTTGTATCGTTTGTAGTGTTTAACGATGGCTTCGATGGTATCTGATGGGGCCATTCGTGCGCGTATGTAAGGTAGGACTAGTATTCGTCCGTCTGGGATGATTGCGATGGAAAGGATTACGGTGTAGTCTGCTTTAGCGTTTGTTGATGTGGCGGGGTCTATGCCGCAGAAGATGGAGCAGGGGTGTGTTTCTGGGTTTGAGTGAGGGAGTCCATTTTTGTCAGTTTTTTGGAATGTTATGGTTGCTTTACGGGGGTTATTGGTGTTTAGGCTTACTAGGGTATAGTATCGCATGTATTCGGGTTTAAATAGGCGATCGTCGTCGGGTATTATGGAGCAAAGGTATTCTTGGAAGTAGACGGAAAGGCGGTTATTGGTTTCGTAGTCTTGTCGTATGGCTTGGAGTTCTGTCCAGGGATACCTTTCTGGCCAAAGGCTTAGTTTACGATCGGGGTCTAGTTCGGCTGAGAAGTGAAGGGATTTCCAACGTTTATAGTTACGAAGGGATTCGACCATACATAGTTGGTGAAGGGGTGTACCTATGACGATTATTTTACCATGTTTTATATCTACGGCGGGGTCAAGACCTTTTAGGAGCCAGTCTAAATTAGCTTTCATGGCTTCGGCTGTTTTGGTATTATTTTCGTCTTCTGGGTCGTCTAGGATAATTAGGGTTGGTCGTTGGTGTATATTTTTTAGTCCTCTAATTTGTTGACCGGTTCCGAAGGCTGCTATAACGGAGCCGTCTTTGAGGTGAATTTCTTCGTCTGTCCATTTGCTTGCGGAGTGTTCGCCGTAGTAGCCGAAGAGTTTTCGGAAGTTTTCGGAGTATTCTAGGGTATTTTTGATGGTAAGAAGGAGTCGTTTAGCGTGTTTTTGGGTTTTAGATATTAGGATGATGAATTTGGTTTTTGTGGGTCCAAAAATGAGGTGGTGAAGGGGAACGATGCCACCCATGACGGATGTTTTGGCGTGTCCTCTGGGCGCTTGGATGTTTACTTTGTTAGTAGTGGGGTCTAGGTAGGCTTTGATCATAGCCTTATGGAATGGTGGGCTTTTGTCGCTGAACATATCGGGCATAATGACTTTACCGAATGAGAGGGGGTTTGCTTTGAGTTTGGCTATTAATTGTTGTTGAGGTGAGTACATGGTGTTGAGATTTTGGATAAAAAAAAGCCGTCTAGATAGTCATTCTAGCGGCCTGTAGTTCATTGGATCATAACCTTTATGCTAGGTTAGTCTGATAGTAAGAGGTAGTAAAGTAGGAAAAAAACTACGATATGTAGTTTTTATGGTTAAAAAAAATCGTTGTTAGGTGGTTTGGTAAATTTTTGCTTTATCCAAAGGCCTAATGAAACGAGAATACATTGGCTTAAGATGGCTATGGTTATAACGGCTATGGCGCTCATGGATTGATTTCTTTAGCCGTTAGTAGGTATAGGTGGATAGCGTCGGCTTCGTTGTCGTCTATGGGATTGTAGCCTAGTTCTTGGGCTTTATCAATCATAGCTTGTTTGTTTGCGTTTCCCTTTCCGGTTGCTGCTTTTTTTATTTCGGAAGCGGAGTAGCAGGCTATGTCAACTTGTTGGCTAATGCAAAGGTCTTTTAGGACGCCTACCATTTCTGAGGCCACCATGATGCTAGATTTGTGCATACCTGCGGGTCGCTCATAGGCTACGAGGTTGATTTCTTCTATTTTGATTAGTTCGGCTACTTTGGCTTTAAAGCGGACTACTCTCATTCCTTCGCTTTCACCTCTGTTTGGCTTAAGGTTCCATGTTCCGCTTGATGTGCGGGTTTTCCAGCCTGTTTTAGTGGCTATATCAAGGGCAAGTATGTTTTTCATTTTGGTGTTTGATTTTGTTTGTTGTTAAAGGCTACTAGGGTTGTTGTTTTGTGCGGTTATAGATGAGTTAGCTACAAGGCTATGATACCGCATGTAATTCAGATTCTAGTTCTGAAACTTGCCCCTCTAATTCTTCAATACGGGCGTTCAAATCTTTTATTTCTTCTTCTGCATCAAAAGTTTTTTCTTCTGCATACTCTATTTGCCTATTAGCTTCTTTTCGCATATCCTCATTAGTCTTTCTAACATCTTCAAAGTTACTTTCAAAGTCTTTATACATTTGATCAACATAATCCTTAATGAAATCTTCCTTTTGCTTACCTTCAAGCATAGGGCAACTATCATCTAACATATTGCTCAAATAGCTTTCAATATCAGATTTGAATGCTTTAATACTTCTATCAATGTCGGGGCAAGTGTGTCCGTAATCTAAAGCCATAATTTTAAAAGTGCCTAATTAGGTCTTGTTAGTTAATAATTAAATTCGTTTGCCTGGATGTTGTGTGTAATTAATAAATAGCAAGCTCTGACCATATTGCACACTTTTTGCATATAGGTCTATAATAGTCTTTTAAGTTTCTTTCTGTTTTTTCAATCCGCCTATCACGAGTTGTTATTTTTCCACAACCTCCACAGTTTTTAAAATAACTACGCACAACACTGGTTAAAGTGCATGGCGGTTTTGATGCTGTATTTAAAGTTTTGTTCATTTATTTAAGTTTTTTGTTAATCCGATAGGTTCGTGCATTTAATCCGCCACGACACCATGCCATTTTCGTTACCTGCAAGTGCTAAGATGTTGTTTCAATTAAAGTTCCGTTATAAAACCTTTTATTAAAATCTTTCACCCTTTTTTTTATTACATCAACCATATCTTTTTCTTTTTCAATAAGAATGAAAATTCTATTTGTTTCTATACAAGCAATTCCAGTTGTTCCACTTCCAGCACAATTATTTAAAACCACCCATTTGCTAACAATATGTATAGCAAATAAGCCAGTTAAGTTATTGTTTATTAATTTTTAGTGCTTGGCATACTTGCCATACACTCAACGTTGTGGTGAATACTAATCCTCCGCAGGCTCATAAGTCTTTACAAATATGTCAGGCTTACAAGGGTAAAATTCACCATTCACACCTTTAATAATCCAATCCCCTTCCGTGGCAATATGCTCACCTTCAAGAGTTGGTATTATACAAGTATATTTTCCGTTAATCCTTCGCTCAATCGTAAAAGAGTGAGCAGTTCCGTTTGTGAAGTCTTTTACTAAATCAAAAGTTTCTCTTGAAAAGTTGGTCGCTTCAATTACCACAGGTTTTTTTTTAAATTTCATCTTAAATATTGTTTTGTTAATATTAGATCTTTAAATATTTCTAATACTACTTGTGGAACTATGGCATTTCCATAGCCTTTAATGCTTTCGTTTCTCCACTTTGAAAAGGTAATTCCGTCCAATCTGGAGGAAAGCCCATCATTTCCGCCACAAATCGGGGGTTGAGTTGGGAAGTTGAGCCAGTCTTGTAACCTACCGTCAGCGCTATACTTGGACCCATTCTTTTTTTGTATTGGTTGTTTAGCTTTTCTTGGCTTTTGAAAGTGTCCTTGTAATCTCTGGCTTTTGGCGTTGGGAACAGCCCTGCATGTTCGGCTATCTTGTATGCTTGTGGGGTTTTTTGCGCATCCCACATGTCGTAGTCATGATCATAGCCACAATCACAAATTCTTTTGTTTTCATTGCACTCATAGCCCGACCCGATATTCTGCCGAAAGACTCCAGTAGACTTCTGATGTATATTCAGCATCATATTCGACTAAAGGCAGTACCTTTTTAAGTTCTAGCTCAACGTATTGAGCAAGTTCCATTTCCTGCCCGCATGGATGCAACTCATAGCTGTGTTGGTATTCAGTACCAAGTCCATGATCGAAGCTTTCATCCACTTTAACTCTTAACGTGTCAGGATGGTTGTTTATGTCGTATGCTATATGTTTAAGCACTTCGTATATTTCGCCTCTCATTTGATTAGTCATAGTTCAACCTCATTTCGTGCTACCGTTTGCCCGTGTGATTTTAAATCTCCTTGAATATCGGAGATTCCGGCGCAGATAAATTCGGCGCTAATTGTACCTTCTGCAACACGAATCTTTAGTTTTGTTAATATGTTATGTGCTTCTTCAAGCATATCAATTACTTTTTCTTGTTCGATTTTAGTCATTTCGGCTCCTGCATTTCTATAAAGATTCCCTTAATATTACTTTGATCTATGTTTTCGTCTATGAAATAATTAAAAAAAGCGTCCGGATTTATTCGCTTGTCTTTAAACACTACGTCTCCATATTTATCTAATTGAAACGGTATTCCTATTAGCTCAGTTTTCTCTTTCTCTTTTTCTTTACTAATTTTGTCAAATCTAGCATTAATATTTCTATCAAGATTATTTACTCTATCATTAGAGTATTCAGTTGATGCCAATAGATCTTGTTGAAGTAGTTGAATATTAGATCCAAGAAATTCAATTCTTTTTCTGTAAACTACTTGATTATCTTCAAGCAATTTAATTCGTTCGTTTTTAGTCATTTCGTCTCCTTAATTTTAATAAAGATAGATTCGATTTTTGTCTGGTCAATTATATTATCTTTGCAATATTCAAAGAAATTCGAATAATAACCTTGCTCAGTTTTAAACGTAACATGGTCACACACACTTAATTTAAACGGCACTTCAATTAGCTCAGGTTTCTCCATCTTCTCCATCTTTACTCTGTCATAATCAGATAAAAAGTAAAATTGACCCGTTTGGTTATCGTAGTTATCTGCATCAACTACAAGATTTATATCTACATTTTGTAGAAACCGCTCGCTATTTATTTTTAATTCGCCGTGAAGTAAATCTTGATTTATCTCAGGTTGCTTTATTAAAGCTACAAGCTCTACCACTCTAAGGTCAATATATTTCGTAAGATTATTCCCTCTAAGGTCAATATATTCCGCAAGATCAGAAATACGTTTTTCAAGCAATTCAATAAGTTTTTTATTCTTCATGTGAACTAACCTTCAAATGTAAATTTTTATTTCTGTATAGATGATTGCCCTAATCAAATACGAGAAGGGAATTTTACGGTCTTTAAGGCAATCGTCAATTAATTTGCCAGTTACCTTATTCGTTGAAACGCAAAAATTCTTTTTATCTATGTGATTTGGTACTCGCCTACTTAATTTAGATAATGAATCTTTTAGGTTTGGACTTAGTATTTGATGGTAGTTTAGCCCGTAATTACCAATGTTGTATATTAACAGATCATTAAAAACCTTATTCATTGTTTTACCTTTTAATTTGCAATACTTTTTAAAATCGTTGTGTGTTATTGCAGGTATTCCAGTTTGACGTTTTACTATCATGGTTTTTGGTTTGGTGTCATTTTTGATTTAATGATGGTTTAGCCTTTTTGGGGCTTTTATGAAAGTGTAATCCTAGTGAACCGATCAAAACCCACTAAGGCGCTATTTGTTATCACTAGACTATATCGAATCACATTCTATGTTATGGGCTATGCTTAGTCTTAGCAGATTAAGCTGAACTTTTTTAAATCGTTCTATTAGCTCTGACTTGTTGCCCGCGTCCTTACTGTTTTGGTTTATGTTGTACAGATAGGCTGTCTCTGCCCTGCGTAATTCATCCACCGATTTAACAAGCTTAGATATGACTTGAGTGTCTTCAATAGGGTCATAACTGGTATCAGATGGCTCGTAAATCTCTAATACTATTGCCATGTCTATTAAAGAGTCGAGCGTTCCTTTTAAATTAGATTTCTTCATCTTCATCTTCATCTTCAACAGCATCATAGCCTATAATGTCTGCGTCCTCTATATCATCATCCAGGTTAGCTTGCTCTAGCATTTTGTGGGTGTCCTGAAAAGCTAGTGCATCTTCTCTGTTGGCTTGCTCCAACCTTCCTGATTTACTCATAGGTTTTGCGGGCGAAATAGCACCCGTAATTTTTAATGTGTCCATGATAGCATGACGCATATTTGTAAGATCACCTTTAAGTTCGGATATCTCTATCACTTGTTTTAGCTTACCAATTAGGTATTCATTGGTGAGGCCTTGTTCTTCAAGGACTTTTTCTATTTGTTGTTTCAAATCAAGGGCAAATATGGGGTTCTTAAGCATTACGGTGAGTGTAGCACCGGGTTTTTTTTGGTCGCTTCGGTACATTTCACCGAATTGATCTACGTCTAGCCGTTCAAAACGAATGATTTCAATAGCCATAGCGTCTCGAACATCAATCCATCTTGTAGTTAAAAGTTCACGCATCCACCAAACCCTTTTTTTGTAGGGTATTGATCTGATTAACTCCTTGTTAAGTCTTCCCGTATAGCCTATAACTTCATAAGCCCTTTCGGGCATACGTGGGTACAACTCTTCAAGGTAACGGAGTACGTTTTGGCGTCTTCTCAAAATGGCAAATCATCATCTTCATTTGTAGAAGCGTTACTAGCTACTGTAACAGCGAACTCTGTATCATCATCATCATCAAAACGCTCTTGATCAACTGACGAGGTTTGATTACTGATTTCTTTCTGAGATTGAGACCACGCCATAGTGTACTTTGCATTTACTTTTTCGGCGATTGTGCGAATTTGGTTGATGCGATCTGTTTTATCGAAGTGTAATTCACCAGAGACGTTGATCTGTTTAATTTCTGCTAAGCTATTATAGAAGTCATCACCATAGCGAAGCATTTCATTATTGTTCCAAACAGACATAGCTATGCCTACACGCGATTCATTCGTACTTTTGTTTACAATCGTTCTCAGATACGGGCTTAGCTTTATGGAATTTTTAATAGCTTCATTAGCATCAAGGGCTCCTAGTATAAAATGAATATAGCTGGCTCCTACTCCTGCTTGGAAAACTTCTTCTTGCAGCCCGTCGCTAAAAATAAATACAAATCTTGCACCTATTTTTGTGCCGTTCATATTTTCTGCGGGTTGGTATTGAACGCTTTTTAATCGTCCTTCCAGATAATCGTACTCAAGTACGTTATCACCGTTTTTAGTCTTTATTTTTGCAGTGTCTTTAGAAACGCTGTAATAGATTCTCTTTTTTGAATTTCCTACTGGCATAATGGTTGTTTTAAGTTTTTGTCAACATTATAAACTACACATTGTAGTTTTTAAGTGAAATAGTTTTATTTTCTATAAAACATGGGTTTTATGGGAATATTTTCTACAAAAACGGCTTATGGCTTGCAAAAGAGTGATAATAAGGCTTTTAACGAAGCTCAGCTATCGAAAAAACTGTTAGAAGAATACTCTTCTTCCAGAGATGAATATGCTAAAAACGCATTAATAAACTACAAATTTAGAGACGGCGCTCAGTTTACAAAGGAAGAATTAGACACATTGGCAGAGCGTAGACACGCTGCTATTAGTTGGAATCTAGTATTGCCTTTAATAGATAATTTAATTTCCATTATTACCTCTAATGACCCACGTTTTCAGGCTATTGGTACAGAAGATTCGGATGGCCGTATAGCGGATTTAGTAAGTAATATCCTAGAGTATTTATGGGTGCAAAATAACGGTAAACAACATTTAGAAGCACATGCGGATGATTTTTGTAATGCTGGGATGGGTGTATGGCTTGCTTGGGGAGACCCTGATGCTGATGGTGGTAGGGGAGAGGTTCATTTTCAGGCTATAGACCCTTTGAGCGTTTATATAGACCCTGCTTCAAGAGACCGTTTTGCTAGAGACGCCCATAATATACTTATTGCAACAGAATACAGCGAAAGCCAAGTACTAGATCATTATAAGGGGTTTATTAAGCGTAAGGACTTAGAAAAGCTTACTCAATCAAAGGCTATTAGGCGCCCAAGTATACAGAACAACTACATGTCTCCCGAAGAATATATTACGGGTAATATAGGTTCTACAACTCATGGCATAGATTCCACTTTAGAGGAAGAAGTTTTTTACGAGGTTATAGAGCGCTACACAAAAATACAGGTAATGCGCTGTGAACTAGAGGACTTTCCGAATAAGAGAACGCAATTATTTGAAGACGAACAGGCTAAGCAAGAGTATTTAGAAGGCTTAACTATTGTTGTTGTGGAAGATCGCCCTATGCTATCTGAGCAAATGGTTCAAACCTATACAGAATTAGCCACACAGCAAGGCGAGAGCCAAAGCGGTGATTACTTTGCTCACTACGCTATGGATGAAAACACAGGCAATCCAACCTTAGTGCCTGGTCCAGAAGAAATGAGTGATATGCCAGAAGCTGTTATTCCAGATTCAACAATTACGTTCAATTTTGTTAGCGCTCAAGATGTAAAAGAGCAGCTTATTCAAGAAGGCCTTTTAAGAGAGCAAAACTATGAAGTAGGTCGTGTTAAGCGAATTATTAGTATTGATTCACATGAGATTGATCAACAGATTATAGAGGTTTCACAAATACCTGTTATACCTGTTATGAACCGTCATTCCAGAAACCCATACCCTAAAGGTGATGTAGAGCATGTTAGAGGTTTGCAACGCTTCTACAATAAGCTTAGCAGCTTAGTTATGGCTCATGCAGCTAATTCAGCCAGTCCTAAACTTTTAGTGCCTACAGGAAGTGATATTGAAGCTATTAACGAACAGATGTCTAAGGCGGGCTTTGGAACGGTTGAAATAGACTTAGACTTTGGCCAACCCGTACCTATTCAGGTTCCACCGCTTTCAGGTCAGGTTTACGAGCTTCTTAAGAGCGCTGAGATGAAAATGAAGCAAATTATTGGTGTTTATGACTTGATGGCTGGTGATTCTAGTGCGGCGCCGCCAACTTACCATGCAACACTAGCTTTTGAAGAATTTGGTCAGCGTCGTATGCGCTCAAAGCGTGATGTGATAGAACATGGCCTTACTCTATTGGGTAAAGTAATGTTTGAATTGACACAGGTTACCTACAGCGAAAATAAAATTATTAGAACCTTTGATGCGAATTATAAGAGTGAGGTTCAAACCACACTTAACCAACCTATCTATGATGAATTAAGCCGTCAGGTAGTGGACAGGTTGAACGATTTATCTACCATGAAAGCCGACGTTAGGCTTATAAGTGGTTCTACACTACCGTCAAACCGTTGGGCTAGATTTGAGCAAGCTAAAGAGCTGTACAATCTAAGATTAGTAGATCAAGAAGCGGTTCTCAAAGAGGCTGATTTCCCTGATAAAGATAAGATTATGGAGCGTATGGCAATTATGCAGCAAATGCAGCAGCAAATGCAAACGCAACAGGAAGAAATAGACAAGCTCAAAGGAGATATGCAGACCAGAGAGCGAGAGTTATTCCACGCAAGACAGCGAACAGAGCTAGAGAAATTTAAGTCCACGCTAAAGGATGGTGAGGTTCAAGCTATGCGAGAGAATGATAAAATACTAGATGATGGCCGCGTTTCAATGGATAAGGCTGTCAATGAATTTCAAATCCCCCTTCAAAACAACCAACAGCAAAGGTGAACTAAATGGACGCAAGTATTTGGGCTACAGATAAAGCCGAACAGAGTGTTAGTGAAATCCAAGATTCGGAAGAAATCCTTTCGGATAATGCGGACGATCAAGCAAGCGACAGCTCCCAAGAAGAGCAAACAGACAACAATGAGGATGCTAATGATTTAGACGATTCAAATGAAGATGATTCAGAAAATGAAGATGATTCAGAAGATGAAGATTCAAATGAAGACGACGATCAAGAGGAACCAGAGCCTGCCGAAAAACTTCGGGAATGGCAGAGTAAATATGACAGACTAAAAAGCGATTACGACCAATATAAAGCCCAAACAGGTAGCATATCTAAAGAAGTGTTAGACTTTGCTGATAGTATTCAGAAGCAACCTGAGCTTTTGGATAAAATAGACAAAGTGTTAAAGGGTGAATCCGTTGGCTTAACTGTATCGAAAGATAGTCCAGAGGCAATAAACAAGCAGCTACAGAACCTTAAGCGCCCTGAACGCCCCGAAAAACCAGGCGCTAATGCGAGTTATGAAGAAAGAGAGGAATACGAAAAAACGCGTCAAAATTACATAGAAGACCGTTTAGAGTACACCGATTTAAAAGAAGAACTACAAGACAAATTACAGCAGGCTGAAACGCAGACTAGAGCGCAAAAGCAGGAAGGAGAAAAAGCTGTTCAGCAGATTCAAACAGATTTACGATCTAAGTTTGGGTTTGCAGAAAATGATGTTAAAGAGTTTTTTGAAACCTTCAATGACAAGCAACCTGATTTAGCTGATTTAGTTCAGCTATACAAGATTAAAAAAGGTAAGCAGCCAGCAGCTTCAAAACAGCAAACCACCGTTAAAAAGAAGAGCCCTAAACCTATTACTGGTTCAGGTTCAGCTAAGAAGACAGTGCAGCGCAGTGTATGGGGATAAACAATTTTAAAAAAACACATATTTAGGAAAATATTATGTCAGCAGAAACGCTAGCAAATATGGGCATTATTTATACCGAACGTCGCGAGTTTGATCTCAACATGGATTCGGATGTAAAGGAATTACGCCCAGATGCAACACCGTTATTGACAGATTTAATTGATAGAAAGGTTAAAACTGATGATGCGGATTTCAAAATGTTTGAAGACGATAGTCTTTGGTATCGTCAGGAAATGACGATAAACAAAGCCACTCCTGGCGCTTGGACAGACGACGGTGATCCGGGTGCTACTAGAGACGCTCTTGTAGTGGATGGCTTAGTAGGCCTAAAGCTAGACGCTTCCCTAGAGGGTTTGCTTGTTGAAGTTTGGAACGCAGCTAAAACAACTAAAAAGGGTATTGCGCGAGTTCGTGATGTTAATAGTGGGAATGGACAAGTAACGCTAACAGCGATAACGAATCCTGCTGCTGTTAACCAACGTATAGCCGCTTTAGCGGACAATGACGTTTTAATGGTTATATCCCATGCAGCAGGGGAAGGTTCTCATTCTCCAGAGGCTTACGGTACACAGCCAAGAATTGTATGGAACTCAACAGAGATTACTAGAACACCTATTGAGGTAACTGGTACGCTTAAAGAGGCCGCCTTGAAAGGCTTGAAATACAATGGTAAAAAATCGGCTGATGAGCTTATGCGTTTACGTCGTGATAAAATGCTTCTGCACAAGATGCGTTTACAGCGTAAGGTTCTTTTAGGCGCTCGTGTTGGTGGTATTGGTGCCGCTGGCGAGAATTTCTTAGGCCATACACTAGATAAAGAGGGCAAAGTAGTACGAACTACAGAAGGATTTATTCCTGCAATGGAGCGTTACGGTGTTACTACGGGTACGGAGCAAAACATCTTTACTATCGACCCTGATAACTACACGTTTAGCGATTTTGGCACTGATACCGACAAACTAAGTCAGTACACAATGCAAGACGGTATTCGTGTGGCTTATTGTGGACCAGGTGCAATGAATTATTTGTCTTCTTTGGTAATGCTGCAAAAATCGCAATGGCAGATTAATATTACGGCAGGCGAGGAAGACAAGTATGGTACGAGAGTACGTTACTTAGAGACAGGTAATCTTACTTTAAAGCTGGTTAAGCTAGAGATTCTTAGAGGTACGCCTTATGAGAATTGGATATTGCTTCCAGATTTAGATTGTATTGAATACCGTTACTTTCGTCCTGATCGTTTTAATACCAATATTAAGACGGAAAACGCTTATGACGGCGTTAAGGACGAGTATTTCTCAGATGCGGGTATTGCCCTACAACACATGAAGCGTCATGCTATTATGAAGATTGGGTAACAATGTGCGCAAGCACCTTTGCGGAGTATAGGGGGGGCATTTATGACCCCCTTTCTCCATTATTAATAATCAATTAAGCATAGACTTTACCAAATGAAAATAAATAGAACTCTTGACATGCTCAAGGTTTTTGAGGGCTTTAGCGGTAAGCTATACCGATGCACTACAGGCGCTCAGACAATTGGCTACGGCTTTAACGTAGACGCTGGTATGAGTGAACGTGCCGCTGCTTCCCTTCTTGAGCACCAAGTAACTGAATTATATGCAAATTTAGCCAAATTTGAGTTTTTTGATGAATTAGACGAGGTACGCCAGAGCGTGATCGTACAAATGGCTTTTCAGATGGGCAGCAGTGGCTTACTTAAATTCAGAATGATGCTTGAGGCGATTAAGCAAAAAGACTACGCTAAAGCGTCTATTGAGATGCTTAATTCAAAGTGGGCTAATCAAACTCCAATGAGAGCCAAAAAAATGGCTGCAATGATGAAGGCTGGATTATGGGAGATTTAAACGTAAAAAATGAAGGTAGCCTAATAGAATGGATAAAAAACCATTCCTACGCTATTTTTATAGCAGTAATTATCATTGCCGTTGATTATGGCGTAATTACCACCCGCTTAGCTGGTGTTGAAAGTTCAGTTGAAACCAATTCCAAGTCTATAAAAGAATTGGAAAAAAATGTAGACCAGATTGAGGACTTTCAAATAGAAATGAACGCCGTAATTATTCAGACACTCAAAGACATAAACAGTAAGCTAGAGCGATTTGAGAACAAATTTGACAAGTATGATGAAGGGATTCAAAGACTCTACCAAGATTATGACTTAAAAAAGAAAAACTAAGGTGATACTAATGAAATTCATTAAAAAGCTTTTAAGCAAAACCCCAAAGCTGGGAAAAACAATTAGAAACGTTGGAGGTGTACTGCTTGGTGGTACAGCTGCTTCTTTTAGCTTTCCAGAAATTCCCGAGAGCTACATACAGATTTTAACCATTGTATATGCGGTGGTTTTGGTTTTTAAAGGTCAGTACAGCACCGCTGAGGATGTGATTAACGAAGCTAAAGAAATAGACAAGGATTAATACAAATGAGCCTATTAACCCGACTACAGCAGTATATAGGCGCTAACGCAACTAACGCAGCGGAGGCGCTTAATGCTAGTGCTAAGATACATTTTAGACTTATACAGCTTGAAGATATTTCTAAATTAGCTACTCAGCATACTGTTCCGGTTGCGGGCTTAACGGTATCAGTTAATGACATTATTTTAAGCGTTCATAATGGGTCTAGGCAAGCATTATTAGCCGAAGCTTCACAAGTTCCAGAGCTAAACGATTCAGATAGCATGAATAGCGCGACAATACTATCTCCACGATATTATTACTTAAATCAAAAGCTCTATACTATTCCTTCTACAGTAAATGCAAAAGCTTATTTATTATCTGTTGCTGTAATAGATATGTCTGGTAATGAAATTACTTGGCTACCAAACGAGTTAGAAGAAGCGTCTATAATCCGCGCAGCTATTGTAGAATTGCAATCTATTATTAGTGCCGATATAGACGCGTTAAATTTTGATTTTAGCGGGTTTGTAACTAGTAATGAGCCGACTACTCCTACTATAACGGATGTAACTAGCGCGGCTGTTACAGGGGATTCAGTAGGCTCTGTGATTGACGCATCAAATCCTGCTATTTCTGGCTCTAGCGCTACTGCTGCAAGTATTACTAAGCCTAATGACCTTGACGTTACTAATGAGGACGCTAGTGTCTCTAATGCTTCGGTTGTAGCTGTAGGTAATCAATCCGATGGCTCTAGTACCGACGCTTCCAACGACGTTGTTACGGTTCCCGCAGTTGGCAGCCTACCTACGCTAGGCTCCTTTGGTACTATTACCAAAAATACCAATATCGGTACATTGGTTACAGCGTTACTCAGTGATGCTACAAAAATTGGTTTAATAGTAGATAGAATAAAATTAGCTACAGCTGATACCTCGAATACAGGTAATGAAGCGGGTGGCAATATTAGTGAGACGCTAAATAGCTTTGCTCCCACTAGCTTGTCTTACGTTGTTGACGGCTCGGATATAACAGCCACAACTGGTACGGATGAAAATTATCAAGACGGCGTTGCCGTACCCTCTCACACTAAAACTACTTTATCCGACTTTACGGCTGTTCTTACGAACATAACAAACCGACTAGCTGATAATGATGATACAGAAGTAGCCGCAGCTCTCACGGCGCAGGCGAATACGCTTGTTCAGCGTTTTCAGTCAGATATACAGAACGATATACAAAGCCATCAAGTCAAGCTAGACGAGTTTAGATTAGAGCTAGAGCGTCAAGTGCGTAATGTAGAGGGTGGATTTAAAGATAGAGAGCTAGACTTGTCCGACAGAGGTGTTCGTGTCCAGTTTGGTAATTTAGAAGTAGCTCAGAATCAAGCGGGGTTAAGCTCCGACCAGCTTCGACTACGTGCGGAAGAAGTTAAATCCAACCTAGAGCGAGCCAATGAAGAATTAAAATTATCTCGTAATCAACTACGCTCCCAAGATCGGGCGGCAGAATTTCAGGGATTAGCGCAAGGTTTACAGGCCAGAAATCAAGCTATTAGTAGTTTGCTTGCAGAGTACCGAGCAGACGTAGATAAGGCTAACGCAGAATTTCAAGGCGTATTAACTACTTATAGCGGTTCCCTTCAAGGGGTATTACAAAAGTTTGATGCAGATGTGAGGGGTAAATTACAAGATTCTCAATTAGCCGTTAATGTGAACTTGGCCAACGCTTCTGCCGCTACACAGGTTACGCTGCAAAATAAAGCCAATGAATTACAGCGATTGCTAACGAGTTCAAATAACGCTAATCAAATAGCGGCAGCGAATCTTACCAAAGATATTCAGGTCTCTCTACAAAATGCTGGGCAAGCTGATAGCGTAGCGCTATCAAATAAAGCCAATGAATTACAGATACTTGTCCGTAACTCCGATTATGCTAATCAAGTAGCAATTAGTAATGCGGCTAATACCCTGCAAGCGGCTATTTCAGAAGCGCAAGCCGAAGCGGCGATTGAGCAAGCGAACATGAGTAAAGACCTAGAGCTAATACGTCTAGCAAAAATTCAATCCGACCAACTTAGGGTGGTAAGTGCGGCTAATGATTTGCAGGCAAAAGTAGCCAATACGCAAACAGCCCTTACAATTTTTAATGCAGAAGCACAGATTTATGGGCAAAATGTGGGGCTATTTGTGCAAAATAAATCGAATGAGCTTCAAGCTGCAAATACTACTTCTCAAATAAATATTAATAGAGTGGGTTTGTTGCGTCAGCTCTACCAAGACACCTTAATGCTTTACACTAATCGAGGTTTAAATGCCCAAGCGCCTACTCAAGATAACTAACTTTGACAAAGGGATATTACTAAACGCTTCCGAGCGAGACCCTAGAGAAGGATTTTATCCATTTGCAGAAAATGCCGATAGCGGTTTATCTGGGCAAGTGCGCGCGGTTAGTAGTAGCCCTGATGCCGCTAACTCAACTAATTTTGTGGCTGATGTGTTGGGTACATTTTTAGCGCAAGCAAAGCAGCAGATTATTGGCCAAGATTATTCGTCTGGCGCTATTAAATTATATAGCGGAGCGGCGATTACCGACGTAGGTAATACACCAAATACAACTCAGGTTCAGCAGTTTATCCCGATAGATGGAAGGCTTATTGCTACTTGTGGAAAGGTAAATTCAACCAAGCATATTAGCTATATAGATAGAAAGGTTTTGAATGGTACGGTTGACGGCTATTTCATCGAGGATAATAAACTAAATGCCTTTAACAATGTAGAAGGGCATATTTATCATGTGGAAGAAGGTGCCTATAGACAAGTAAGTACAGATGACAGTAACCCTACCAATTTAGAAAAAGTTGCTATTTCGTTTATATCTAGTGGTACTAAAGTAAATAGAATTATTTCTCGTGATGGTACGGTAACTGATAGCGTCGATACATTTTCTAGGGTAGGTAAAGTTTATGAGTTTACGGATGATGAAACGATGCTAACCGTATTTAAAGAGGGTAAAAGTTACGCTTACGCTGTTAGTCTTATTTATGACGGGTATCAAGAAAGCCCTTTAATTAGAAGTTATTCAGAAAAGACCTCTGCAACACGACGAGGAGACGGTCGATCTAGAGTTTCATATTTTAATACTATTAAATTAGCTCAAAATGCACTAGGCATAGAGGTTGAGTTATTTATAGCATTTCCACCAACTTCTTACACCAATGGGTTAAATGATTACCCTAATGGCATGAGCCACCGCGTAACGGGCTTGAATATTTATCGAGCCGAAGCGTCAAGTTTAGAAAGTACACCAGAAGAATTATTTAAGTTTGTCAAGTTTTTTTCTTTTGATGATGAAAAGCAAACGGAAAAATGGCAATCTAGGGCTGTGGCAGATTTTAGGCTCAGTGGCAGAGCTACTGAAACCATGCCGAATATCGAGGCTGGCGGTGGCGTTAAGTCTATAAGTTTTTATGATGATGGTTTTGCAGGCGCTACATACGAGAGTAATAGCGGTATTCCCGAGACGCTAGAAGAAAATGGATTAAATTACACGCAAGGCGTTAAAGTAAATGAGTACCTTTTTGTTTCGGGTGTTGGTACTAACAGATTTTTCGACACTACAGAAGGTTTAATTTTTAGAAGTGTTGCGGGATCGCCTAGCTCATTTAATATACTGAATGATTTTATTCAGCTACCTGAACCCGTTACAGCTATAGCTACTTTTGAGAGTAGACTTTACGCATATACAGAGAGTAAAACATATAGAATAAATCCGGCTGGATTATACATAGAGAGTGAGTTTGACGGCTTTGGCGCAATTTCACAGAATCACGTATGTGCAACGCCTTACGGTATTTGCCACGCAGATCATAGCGGGATTTATTTGAACACAGGTTCGGCTATAACCACCATTAGCAGCTCTGTACATAGCGGTGGGTACTCTTCCAATGTAGGTTATAGAGATATAACCGAAGCTAGGCGCAATTCTATGCAGTTAGCCTATGACCCTAGAGAAGGGCGGTTGTGTATTTTAGGCCAGTACAATAGCACTAAGTGCAAAGCATGGATGTATGATTTCTCGCGCCAAAGATGGGATTTTTACGTGCCTTATTCAGGCTCATTATCGGTGGATAATACCACGATAAAAGGTTCAGCTATAATGGATTCCAATTTATATGTCTCTACGGGTCCAAAGCTGGTTGAGATGTTTAGTAGCAACGATAGCGAGCCAATAGTTTTAGTAACATACGATTATACATTTAATAGCGATAACGGGGAGTTTTGGTTGTATGAAGCTATTATTCGAGGGCAGATTCATAGCGGAGATTCCGCACGAGGGGAAAGTATTTCTTACCGATTTGATGGGGGAAATTGGATAGAAGTAACTCCTATCGGTGGTAATACAGCGGTAACACTTACTTCCGACGGCGATACGCATCTTTTACGCTTTGTGAATAACGTAAAAGTACAATCTGTTCAGCTTTTACTGGGTTATTTTGAGACAATAGATAGCGTTTATTTTAGAGTGAGGTTACCTAATGTCGAAGAATAGAAACCAAAGAACCCCGCTACGTCCACAAAATACTAGCTCATTTAATGCCGAGCAGCAGCGTATTGTAGATGGAATCTATGATGTGTTAGAAGCCAATGATATTAAAGCGAGAAACGCTACTGATTTCGCTAATC